TTTCATTATCTCTCCGTCTGGGGAACCGACGGGCGGACAGCCTATTGCTATTGCATCGGAGCCACCCGTCGGGGAACTATCCCAGAAGAAGAGCGTCGAGAGTTTAGAGGTCGCTCATTGATTCGTCACCGGTGCGATCTACCTTGTACAGCTGGAATGCCTGAGAAGGATAGGTGTAGCCACCGTGACCATCGCTGACGGGCTTGCCACCGTTGATGTGGGTTGACAGGTCGGTCATTGACCAGAACGAGTTGAAGATGACGCGGATGATATTCTTCATAGCCACGTCAGAGCTTGTCGCATCAATGATAAGTGAAGGAGTATCATGGCTCTGGAGAGCGAACCACTCCCAGTAACCGATCTCGAAGTACTCGTTGTCGGCATCGGGAACGATGACGTTGTTGTCGTTCTTTGAGTTCACGTAGTGGCTCAGGGTGTAAGGATAGCCTGCGCACAGACCATTCTCAACTACGAAGCCAGCAGCGGCACCAGGAATCTTGGGCAGAGCCTTCAGATAAGCCTCGGTCTTGCGGCTCATGCTGATGCAAACGTTACCCTCGAAGAAGCCCTGGTCTGAGAACTCGGCAACGGCCTCCAGAATGTTGGCGTATGCGTGTTCGTCGAGGACAATCTTCTTAGGAGTCTGACCTGCAAATGGTCCAACGTTACCGGTGAGACCAGATGCTGGGGTATAGGTCTTCTCAGCGAGGTAGATACGGGTGGCGAGTGTCACCTTCTCCTGAATGAATGCAACCACGTCGAATGCGGCGTTGGCGATAGCGTGACGGCTGATGGGGATTGAGCAGCCTACACGGTTAGACTTCACGTTGATCTTGGCGAAGTCAACTACCTGGTCGTTGAGTGCAACAACCTCGCCAACCTCCTCCAGCTTCACGTCGTTGATGCTGACAGGATAGAGCTCGTTACCGGTAACACCAGTCACGATGCGAACACCCTGGGGCAGTCCGAGACCCTCGTGGAGAGTTGGGATGATTTCCTTGATGTCGAGTGCGATGGCACCAGAAGCCTCGATGTTGGCTGTGGTGTTACCGCCACTTGGCAACAGCAGGATTTCGCGGTTCTCACGACGATTGGCAACGCCAAGCATGTACTCGCGGAATACCTTCTTGATGTCATCCTTCTTTGCGGCTGCACGCTGAGCGGCATCGTCGTTCATGTTCAGGATGCGGAACTCGCGCTCCAGGTTCTCTACTTCGCGGTTGAACTTAGCCTCCTGAGCAAGCTCTTCAGCGGTTAATTCCTCACGGGTGCCGATTTTCTCGTAGAATGCGCCCATGTTGCTCTGTACCTCGCGCATGGCGAGTTCAAGCTGTTCTCTTGTCTTGTTCATCTTAAAACAGTTTTAAGGGTTAATATTCAAGTGATTTCAAAACATTTCCGATTTTACGGAGTGTGCGCTGTCGGTGTGCAACCACGATGCGCTCACGTTCTTTCTTTGCCTCTTCCTCTTCGCGCTTGGCTTGCTCTTCGGCTTCCTTCTCGCGCTTTCCGCTTTCGGTCTCGTCCCAAAGCTCACGGGCAGAGAGTGAAGTCTGCAAGTAGGCGGGATCCATGCCCAAGGTGAGTGCGGTGATGGCACGGAACTTGGTATGGCGAACCAGGGGAACTTTGCCCTCGCGCTCTTCGATGTCGTACTGGTCTGGCCAGAACTCGAAAGAGCAGCCATCGTACACGCCAGCCTTGGTCAGCTCACGGGCACGGATGCCGAGGTCGCAGTTGGGAACATCTACCTCGAAGTTCACGCCTTCGCGGTCAACACTCAGACGGGCATTGCCTGACACACCGCACTTGGCGCGTCCGAAGGTCAGTTCACGCATGTGCAGCATGTTGATCTTGATGTCCTGAGAGTTCAGGAAGTCCATCGTGGCTGCTTCAGGTGAAATCACCTCGCGGAATGTCATTCCGTGCTCGTCGAGAACTTGGCTTTCAGCATTGAAGCAGATGGCACGGCCTGAGATGGTGCCAAGGTTGCCCTGCGCAGCCTGTTCGGGTGTAGCTTCTCTAAAGGACAGCTCGCACTCCAGATTTCTGATTTCTCTTTTCTTTGCATCCATTTTCAATTATGAATTATGTTGTTACTATTCGGTCATTTTCGCGTCTGGGGTTTACCGTGAAACACCTATACCTTTTATAGCATAAAACCTATACATTCTTCCAGAAGAACATAGCCATTCTTTGCCAAAGAACCTATACCTTCTTTTCTTCGCCCTCCTTTGGCGGTGTCTGTTCTGTCGTAGGTCTTCCACCTGTATTGCCCTCTTTTAGTTTCGGAGAGCCAACCACGCCGAGGTTCATGCTCACGTAGTGATCGTCGCCGTCGGGGATGTTCGGCAGGTCGTACTGCGAGCGTATTTCGTTGACTGACCAACCGCTTTCGAGATGCAGCTTGTCGATTTCCGCCTGACCCTTCGCATCGAGACGCTTCAAAGCCAGTTCGCAGACGTGAATGCGTCGCTTACCGAAGTCGCCAGGGGCAAGGAGTTTTGAGTTCAGTTCATCTTCATGCTCACGGATGCGAGGCTGAATGGTGCGCAACAGGAACTCCTGCGTCGCGTGTTCCGGCATACGGTAGTTGCCGCCACCATCGCCCACGATGGCGATTATCTTAGGCACACCCATCAGTCGGCAGAGTGCTTCGTCAGAATATCCGCGCTGTTCCAAGAGTTGCAACTGCTGGGCGGTCTGCGAGAATATCTGCACCTTGTCAAGATTCTGAAGGGCGATGACATCGTTCGAGCCCATGCGCTCCTGAATCTCGTCGGCATACTTGTTCACCTGCTTGGCATCGAAGCGACCATAGGCCAGCGTACCGCCACCCGTTGCTGGTTTGTCCTCGCCGATGATGAGCTTCATCTTACCACCCTTTGCCATGTCCTGAAGGGCTTGCTCGTCGCCAGTAGCAGCAATCGTCAGAGCCTTGAACGCATAGTCGATGGTGGGGATGCCCATATACATGTCGTCGGTCATGAACACGTTCTTGAAGTGCAGCACGTCCTTTGCTTCGCACTCCACCATCATGCGGGGACCACGGTCGGAGTTATACACCAGATTGTAGGTGTTGCTGAGTGGGTCGTAACCGCCACCCGTGCAGAGCCAAAGGTTCTTTGGGTAGCCGTCGAACTCGCGCTCGATATACACGTAAGCGTTGCCGTAGTAGATTTTGCGGTACTCGATTTGCTCCTGCATCTGCGAGGCCGTCATCAGCGGGTTGGGGCGCACCTGGAGCAGATAGTTCAGCAGACCGTTCTTGCCGTAGCGGTCTTCCACGAAGTTGCCACCCTCGCCATTGAGTCGCTGGTATTGAGTGACCATCTGTCCCATTGTCTGCATAATCAATGTGACACAGCGCGTCCACGTCGGGATCAGCAGCGATGAGCGTCCGAATGGGCGCACCACGTTTGCCTCCCAGTTCGCGCCCTTGGGTGCTGCTGGTGCTTGGGGTGCCGTGCTTGCCGGTACTCCTGGAGTCTGCACCTCACGCTTGAACCAATTTCTGAAGAAATTATCCATATCTTATTCCGTTTTCTATTCGTACATTTTTATTGCTGGGGTTTACCGCACACAATCGCCTCCTTTTCCGGTGTGCGCTCGTTCACGGCGAAGAAATAGTCGGCCTGCTTCTGCATGAACTTGTCGAGGTAGGTGGTGGGGCTTGGGTAGCCGCGCGAGAGTTTTACGTCGCGCCACTCTTCAGCCGTCTTCGTCCAGTAGTGGTCGAGTCGCATCACGCTCCAGTCGATGTCGGTGAAGGCTTGGTTCTTCACGGGCTGGTTGCTGGGGTTGACACAGCGCAGTCCCTTGTTCTGAGGGAAGTGAGGACTGAATTTCAGCCCATGCAGACCGCCACGCACGAAACTCTTGATGTGTTTGTTCTCCGGCCAGATGTATTTCACGCAGCGGTCTTTCTCCATCGGTTCTGTGAATCGTTCTGTCAGCGGACGGTCGTCGTAGTGTACGAGGCCGTTGTCAGTCATCAGCCGCCAATTCACCATCACCACGTCGGCATCGTAGTCAGCGAACATGGTAGCGATTTTCTTCTTGCCGTCCCAGCGCAGGAACTCGTCGAAATCGACAAAGCCAATCCAGGCATACTCCTTGCCGTGCTTCTGGTAGCAGTCTTCATAAGCGAGGCACTGGTAGCGGTCGCGGTCGTGACAGTCGGTAATCTCCACCAGCTTGCTCTTCACGTAGGGCTGCAATACATCAGCAAGTTTCTCCGTATCGCCCGTGCGCCAATTATCGTACACAAAAATCTTCTTAACTCCGAGTTTCTTGTAGTGCTCCACCCACTCCACGGCGTAGCGGTTTTCGTTGCGCCCGATGACGCAGATGGCTACGTCTTTGATGCCCTTCTCGCGGGGCGACGGCTCCCACAGGTCGGCATGGTCGCTGAGCCATTTCGCCTGCTGCTTGATGTTCGAGCGGCCCCACGAGCCCTGCTTGTAGTGCTCAATCATCCGCAGGATCACGTCGCGGCTAATCGCCTTGCC